AAAAAGAAACGGGGTTAATGGATATTTTTACAACAATTTCTGCATTTATACCCAGTAAGATAAAAGAGTTGTTTAAAACAAAAACAAATGAAGATTATTTTAGGTCGTCAAACCCTATGGCTGACGGAGGACTGGTGATGCCAGATATAGACCGAGGTATAGGCAGCATTTCTGAAAAAGTAAAAGCTTTTTTTGCGGGGGCTAAAGAAATGCCCGAAACCGTGTTTGAATATATCCAAGAACAAACTCCATCGGGCGTAATGGAAGACGCTAAAAACATGGTTACAGGTACTTTACAGGGTTTAAAAGAAGCGCCGTTACAAGCCGCGTTAGAGACTTTTGTGCCTCCAGTAGGGATAGCCGCAGGGATAGCCGACGCAAATATGTTAGCGGCCCGCGCTTTAGAAGCAGAAAAAATAGGGGACATAGCCGCTTCTGATTCTTTAAAACAGTTAGCCACGTTATCGGTGCTTAGTATTATTCCGGGGATTCCTAGAATAAGCCGTCTAAAAGCAAAAACACCTAACCAATTAGCGGAAGATATTAGACTTGAAGAAAGCATGGCTAGGCTAGAACAAACGGTTAAAGACCCTAATAGAAAGGTAAACGCCAATCGCCGTGTTTTACCCGAACCAAGGCGCTTTGACGATTACGAAAATCCAAAAGACCGCGATGACAGGAATCGGCCTCGATGAGTACCCGCAAGGTCGTAAGGCCGTTATTTCCGCAAGCTCCGGCTGATTACAGCCAGAACTACACCGCCGAGGTTGTTAGAGCGTTCTCTGTGTTTCTTCAACAGGTGCAGAATCCCGGCGATCTACGGGCCACGACCCTTACGCTGACGAATTTACAAGAGAATAACCAAGGCTTAGAAATAGGCGCAGTGTTCCAAGTTAACGGAGTCCTGCACATTACATTAGCGAATCAAGCCTACCTAGCGGGCACGTCGGCTACGACGGCAGTTGGGCAGGTAACAGTTACCGTATGAGAAGTGACAATATCTCTACTTTGAGCAATAATAGACAGAATAATAACGGAGTCTTTTTGTGAACGATTTTGTGCGACCAGAATCAATGGAAGTTCCCGAAGGCGGTATTGCTTCTTTTCTTACGGCAACGACCGGAGATTGGGCAGACACCGACGAAAGAATACCTGCAAGCGGTATTGGTAGCGTTCGGTCTGTAGCTGATCAGCTTGCAGAATACGGCCGTTATGAAGATACCTACATGGTTCACGCCGCCGAGGGAGAAACAGTTATCCCGATGGCAGTGTTTGATGAAAACCCACGATTAAAAGCTACGTTATTTAATCAAATGCGTTCAATGGGCATAGATCCCGAACGATACGTGGTGGGTAGCGAACTTAATTCAATTAACCCTGTAACCGGCCAGCCTGAGTTTTTTCTCAAAAAGCTGTTTAGAGGGCTTAAAAAAGCCGTTAAGAAAGTAGTCAAAGTTATTAAGAAGGTAGCGCCCATTGCGTTATCTATTGGGTTATCTTTTACACCGCTTGGTGTGATTGCGGGTTCTGCTTTAGGTAGCGGCATAGGCACCTTGATACAGGGCGGCAGTCTCAAAGACGCGCTCAAGATGGGTGCTATAGGCGGTTTAACCGCAGGACTGTTTAAAGGCGTTACCGGAGCCATTGGCTCTAAAATGCAAGGCGGCACATTAGGGGCGGGCTTTAGAGCGGGGGTGCAGTCTGGCTTACCCGACGCAATGAGAGCATCACAAGCAGCGGCGCTTAATCAAACTGCGGCACAAGCGGCTAATCAAGCGTTACCGCCTCCGGTTGCTCCGGCAGGGTCTACTACGGTAACAGGAGCTACGAATGCTCCTGTAGCCAATATACCGGGCGCAAATACAACGCAAAATTTAGCGGCGGCTCAACGACAGCCAAACGTCTCGCTACCTCAGAACATGCAGCAGACGATAACCGCCCCTCGACCAACAGCAGTTGCTGCTCCTGCGGCTAATAAAACCGTAATGACGCCAACGACAACGGATTTATTTGCTCCAGACAACGTCAACCAAGGGTTTAGGGGAGGCGTATCGGGAACGGATACAGCAAGTGCAGCAAGCGGCACAGCACAACCCGTTGTTAAACCTACGGGAGGAGGTATCGCAGAAACTAACGTAGTTGCGGATACTGCTTTTAATTTTGCAGACGATATGGCTCAAAGATTTGGACCGCAACCTGTTCAAAAACCACCGGGATTTTTTAGCTCTTTAAAGGATATGGTTACGCCGGGAGATAAAAGTTTTTTTGAAGCGGGTAAAGACGCTTTTTTACCTTCCAGTTATTCGCCAGACGAAATTATGCGTTCTAAATTTGGGTTAGGTCCTGAAGCAACTTTTGGACAAGTAAAAGAAAAAGTTTTTGAACAATTAGGCGAAACAATTACTTTAAAAGATTATCCGGCCTTAGTAGAGATGTACGGAAAAACAAAAGGTTTTAACCCTAACATGCTACGTCAATATGGCCCATTAGCGGCTGCGGGACTTGGGGCATTAGGTTTAAGCGGAGGCTTTGAAGGCGAGGACATTCCCGCGCCACCCGATCCTTTTGATATGGGCGGTCAAAGTGGTTTCGACTTACTGTCCGCCGATCCACAAGCTTATCGAGTATTTTATGCCGGAGCGCCTTATAACTTAGGAGGCAAGCCTTACGGCGCCGCCGAAGGTGGCTCTACTTCAGACTTTCCACGTAGGGATGGCGCAATAGCGGGACCCGGTACAGGGACCTCTGACGACATTCCGGCCATGTTATCTGACGGCGAATTTGTAATGACCGCACAAGCGGTGCGCGGTGCAGGAAACGGCAACAGAAATCAAGGCGTTAAAAAAATGTATGAAATAATGCGTAGTTACGAGGGCGTTGCCTAATGGCTAATGAAACCACCACACAGATAGTCAGAGAAGATCCTAGGGTCGAAGCGTACCGTCTGGGCACTCTCAAAGACGTTAAAGACCTTGTAACCGCCCGATTGACAGACGAGTCGGCGCTTCCTCCTGCGTATCAAGTAGCGGGGCTTACCGGATTAGAAAAACAAGCGGCAACGATGGGACAAGCAGGGCTAGGCGCTTACGCTCCTTATCTGCAAGGTGGCTTAAATCAAGTTACTGCTGGGCAAGGCATGATTCAAAACGCGGCGCTTCCTACGTTAGGACAGGGCCAAGAGTATTTATTAGAGTCTGGACGGTTAGCTCAACAGCTACGTGAGATTCCTTATCAGTATCAAACGGCTGCGGGCGAAGGAATGCTTGCCAGTGCCGGGACGTTCGACCCTTCTACGCAAGTGTCTAGTTTTGAAAACCCTTATGAAGATGCAGTGGTCCAACAAACCTTGCAAGATATCCAAAATCAAGGTGATGTGCAGCTTCAACAGCAACGCGCCAATGCCGTGGCTAGTGGTGCGTTTGGTGGATCGCGCTCCGGCATTATGGATTCTGAACTGGCTGCCAATATATTACGAGAGCAAGGTAGAGCCGCCGGTAACCTGCGTCAGCAAGGTTATGAGTCTGCACGGAACGCGGCACAACAGGCGTTTGAGAACACGCAGAACCGTCGGTTAGCGGCCTCTCAGGGTATTGGCGATTTGGGAATTGGTTACGGGCAGCTTAGTCAGGCTGATATTGGGCAGATGCAAAGCATTGGGCAAGGACTCGGTTCTCTTGCTGGACAGTACGCGGGCCTCGGCACACAGGCCGCCAACCTTGGTTTACAACAGGCCGGGTTAGGCCAGTTAGCACAAAGCTCAAACCTAAGTGACATTCAAACGCTTACCGCATTAGGTGCTATGCAACGTGGACAGCAACAGGCAGAGCTAGATGCGGTCAGACAAAGCAACGTAGAAAGACTAGCCGCCCCTTATCAACAGCTTGGTTTCTTGTCGGACATTTCTCGCGGTACACCGACTAGCCAAGCTACTATTACGACGCAAGGCGGCGGGCAACAACCTTCTACAGCACAACAGGTTTTGGGACTCGGCATAGCAGGACTCGGCGCAGTACAAGGAGCGCGGACTATGGGAATGGGCTTCTAATATGACAATACTCAATCGACCAATGTTTATGAATCGCGGCGGCTTGATGCGTCATGACGAGCGCACCATCCGTAATGTTGACGACGAGATTTACCGAATTGCACCGAGAACACACGGTAGTGGCGCGGGACGGATTGATGCACGGGAAGAATATGCCCGTGATCTGCGAGAAAAAGATTATTTACGCGCTCAAATGAACCGTTTGGCAAATGGCGGCCAACCTATGCCCATGATGGACCCGGCAATGATGCCCCCTCCTATGCTCCCGGCTCCCGGTCCAGCCCCGGAAGCTCAAGTGCAAGTGGCAGAAAATGCGGCGGCACAACAGGGAGAAGCGTTAGGTCAAGAATATCTTGACGAAATGATGACGGGTATAGACACCGCTGACAGCACCGAAGAATTGATCGACGCCATGCGTGGTGATGACCGGACTTTACAAGAGCGTTATGACGAACTGGCTAACTTTGTAGGAGAACGTGACGCTTCGGCTACTCCTGAATCTGTTTTAACGCTTGTTCAGCCTACGATTATGATGACAGAGCAGGGCGCAATGGACTCTGGCATTGGCGAATTGATGCAAGGCATTTCTGGCGAAGTTGACATGGAAACCGAGATGGGCGTACCTACTCCGATGGGGCAGGGCATTGGCGAACTAATGATGAGTCAGTCCGTAGAGGAAGTCATACCTGAAATGAACGCAGGTGGTCCGGTGCAAAGATTTGCTAACGGAGGGACTCCTGACCTTTCTAATATTTTAAATCAATATCAAGCACTTACGGCTCCTTCCACGGCAGATGAATTTGGTTCAATGGTGGATGCGCGTATGCCCATTTATCAACGCCTGTTGGGCGATACTGATCAAACTAAACAAGATTTACAGTCCAAACTTTATTTTGATATTGCTCAAGCGGGTTTGAACCTTGCTTCTGGCACAGACCCTCGCACAGGGCAGTCGATGGCGGGCAAGCCTTTAGCTTCGCAGCTTGCTTCTGCTGCTCAACCAGTAGTCGCAAGCGCAGGAGCCGGAGCTAGGGAATTGCGTAACATAGAGCGTGGGGCAGCAGCGGGAGCGTTACAGTCCGCTGAAGCGGCCGAGGCGGCTAGAATTGGCGCTGCACGGGGCATTCAATCCGATATGTTCCGGGGCGCAGGAGCTTTAGCGAGTCAAGTAGAGGGGCTACGCTTTACGGGACGTGAAAACGAACTTAATCGAAGGTTTCAACGAACCGAAGGTGAAAGCGATCGGCAACTTCAAGAACGATTAGCTACAGAAAGAAACAGCTTAACTGAACGCTTGTTTGATAAAGACACGACCCGACGTATAGAAGAAATTTTAAAACGCGGCGGGGTTGAAATAGATCTTATTAACGAAAGAGGGGAAGTTGAAACGGGGCTTATTGACGACCGGATGGTTGCTCAACTAAAACGTGATGGACAACTAAATGAATTTGAACTGGGTCAGATTGAAGCTCGAAAGATAGCTGAAGGAGATTTGATAGGTCTGCGCGGTCTGGAACAACGTGCTTCTATGCGTTTGGACTTACAAAAGCGGGCCGACTTGCAAGATGACGAGCAGCTACATCAATTAGAAATGCAACGAGAAAGAATTGCCCAAGGAGAAAGTGAATTTACTCGTCAGTTGGATAGACTGTTAGCTAATGATGAGTTTGCCGAAGAATTAGGCAGGGATCAGTTCACAGAGTTAGTACGCCAGAGAGAAGCGTTGCGTGGTGGAGAACGTGGAATAATTAACGCAGTTGCAAATAGTGTACTTGGAATAGATACAGGTTTTGGAGTAGGAACCACTGCTTTTGATATAGCCCGCGAAGCTCAAAAATTTGGTTTTAATATTCAAGAGGAGTCTTTGCAGTTAAAACAAGAAGAAGCAAGCTTTATGCAACGATTCCGAGAGGCAAATCGTAAACTTTCGGAAGAACTGGCTAGAGCTAAAGTAGAAAATGAAAGTGTAGATCTTGGCATTCGGGGATATCAAGCAGGAACAGATCGTATCGAAGCTATTCAAAGTCTTCAAACAGATTACAGTAAACTATTTGGGGGCAGTCAAGAAGGTATTATGCGCGGCGTTTTATCTAATACGGACGCCTTAGACCGATTTGGTAGAGGCTTGTCCTCACCCAGCGAAGCGCAACAAATTATTCAGTCTATTGAAGTTTTGAGCCGCCCTTCTCGCGTTTTTGATCCTAGTACGGGAATGTCCACGTATAGCAATCCCTCTCTACCAAGTGCCGTGGTTGAAGCAGCTAGGCTTTATGAACAAAACGTCGGACCGATGTTTGCTCAAGGGGGTGCTGTTGTAAAAATGGCTGAAGGAGGTGACCCTCAAATGACAGCCTTTCAAAAAAGAATGATGGAGCAACCTCGTTCAGCCTTGGAACCTACCCCTCCTCCAGAAGGTTTTATTGTTGATGAGACGTTAAGTTTTGAAGATGCTACCGGCCCCATAAGTGGGTTAAAAAGAGTTTTAAACGTAGGTGCAGAAACTGGACGAGAATTTGGGTTACCTACCTCTGCGCCATTTATAGAGGTAGACCAAGCTTCCGAGCAATTAAGAGCCGTATCTAACATGACGCAACGCTTTATACGAAACTCTTCAACGTCTGGCCGACCGTTAGCTATTGAAATTCAAGCGTTGGCTGAAGAAATCGCTCAACCGGGTGCGTTTAAAATGGACGAGACTACGCTTGTTAAATTGCAGACTATGCGGAATCAACTGCAAGAGGTTCAAAGTTTGGCTACAAGTGTGCTAGAAGCACCACAAGCTTATAATCAAAAAGTAATTATTGGGGCGCGAGAAGATTTAACTTCTTTGACTCCTTTGCTTGATAACTACAACAAAATAATTAAGTCGTATGAGATCGGATTAGGCAAATTAGACAAGCCTGATCCGTCCATGTTTGAACGAGGTTTGGGTAACGCGCAGGGTAACGTGGGCCAAGCTCTATTGTCACGCAGGATGCTACCCCTTCCGGGAATGGAAGACAGGTCTTTTGAAGAAAGCTCACTTAGGTCCGCTATTTTGGCTAGTCAAGGCGGACCTATAAACCGAAGGCGCTCTTAATGGCTTCTCCTTTTGACAACAATCCGCAACTTCAGTACGACCTTCGTGCCGCACAAGTCGAAGGGCTGAACGCAGCGGACATTGCCCAATACGTTTCTCAAAGGCGCAACTACGATTACGACGCGGCCCGCAAAGCAGGGTTAACAGATGAAGACATTATCCAATACAACGTGGCTAATGTAAGTGATCAAGGAGCATATGGTGCGGCCTTTGAAGAATTAGCGACTACCCTTCCCGTTGGTGTAGTTAGTGGTACGGCAGGAACAACAGCCGGTGGTATTGGCGCACGAACCGGGGCGCGTGTTGGTGCGGATATTGGCGGGCGAATAGGATCGGGGTTAGGAACTATTGTCGGGCGTGGTCCCCTTGGAGCAGCAGCAGGTTACGGCGTTGGCTCTACTATTGGTGCAGGACTTGGTTTTGTCACAGGAGGTTTGATCGGACTTATCGGGGGCACAACGGCTGCCGCAATACCGGCTCGTGCGGGTATAGATAAACTTAAAGAAACTTTAGACCTTGGTCGTCAAGATCAACAATTGCTCCCTTCTGCACAAAAGGGCCGGGTCTTTGGCGAAACTGCCGGGTTTACCATTGGCGCATTAGCCTCGCCTTTCGCTTACACCCGTGCCATTGAAAGTGCTGCTAAAACAGGGTTAGGGAAAGCATTAGGTTTGGGTCTCCGAGGAGAAATCCAACAAGCGGGCACAGGGGCCTTTGTACCCAACGTAAGTCCTGTCAACTTAGGTTCAACTTTTTTGTTTGAAAACGCGGCCAGCAATGTAGGCATGGCAACAAGCCTAGCAAAAGCGGTAAGAAATTTAGAAAAAAGCGCGACTACGGCGAGAGCGGCGAGAGCTAGTTCACCTAAACTAGGCGCAACAGGTGCTGTGGCGGCAGGTACGGCAATGGGCGCAGCCGGAGCCGTCGCTGAAACGGTTGATCCGGGCAACTTGTATTTAAGAATTCCTGCTGAAATTGCAACGGGTTTTTCTCCGGTAGGGATAGCTTATGCTATTGGTAGACGGGAAGCTGCACGTGCGGCAGCGGCGGGCGAAGGTGCTGCTGAAAACCAAGTGATTAAAGTTTTAACTCAAATAGTAGATGACGTTGACGCAGGACGCCAAGCCGCTCACGAACAACGATTGGCTCGTTATAACGCTACTCCCGTAGCAGATAGGGGGCCTAAACCTCCTGAGTACAAAGGTGTGGACACAGCAGAAATTGCCAGAAGATTAGAGTCCGATGACGTGGGCATACCCAAAGAGTTGTTAGGAGAAAAAAATCTTCCGCCGTTTTCAGGTTATGAAAAAACTGGCGATGAAATTATGCAAATATTTCAAGCGACGTTAACAGACATGTCGGGATCGCCCGCTCTTGATCGTGGTAAAAAACAGTTAGCTAGACAATCTACCGAAGCGGTACAACAAATGGGGGCAATTTTAGACAACCTTGCTCAGTTTGATAGTCCTGCCGTCATGCAAGCGGTCAGCCTTAGTGCAGAAGAATATTATCGACAGCTTATGGAAGCGGCTCTCAATGGCAGCATTGCACGGGCCATGCAACAAGGTGAGCGACTAGCCACTAAAGGACAAGATGGTCGTCGTGTTAAACGTGTGACAGAAGATGGCACTTTTAAATATGTGCCTGAAGGCGATGTGTTAGGGGATGCGGATAACGCCGCTGCTATTTTGATAGAAAGCGGAATAGAACGACCCTATAAACTAATCGAACAAGCAGAAAACAGGGCATGGAAAAAAATAGATAAACGTATTGAAGCGCCGGTTAAACAAATTTTTAATTTTTGGCTAGAAAAAACTAACCCGGCACGAGGTGGTTCGCAAGCAGCCGAAGGTTTATACATAAAGTACCTTCAAGATTTTATGAAAGAATCGATAGACCCTCTTTATCGTGACACTTACAAAAAACAACTGACTGAAATCGAAAACAATTTTGGACAGCTTTCTAGCTTACGCGGAGAGAAAAGTGTTTTAGAACGTCAAGTTAATGTTTTAAACAGTGATTTAAAAGAAGCCGAAACAACCGCACAACGTGCCTTAGTCGAGCTTGGCCCACGTCAAGAAACGGAAAAAACGACAGGTCTTGCAGTGCTTGACATGACAGACGAGCAAATGGACATTGCAAGTCAATATGACTCCAAACTTAGTGAAATTAACAGCGGCGTTGACGAAATAGAACGCAACTTAAATGAAAAAATTACCCGCCTTGGCAGCATTGACACTTCGATTACAAATCTCGACAAACTAGTAAAAAATTCTAATAAAAAAATTGAAAAAATTATAGACAATACTTATGTGCCGATTAATCGTTTGTTAGAGTTTCGATCTCAAATGTTAAGAAATGCCCGGACAAAAGGCTCTACAGAAGCCGGAGGAAACCAAACCGGTTATTACGGCGGAATGGCACGGCGGGCTTTAAACGACATAATGACGATTGGTGGAAAATTTGATAAGTCTGGCGCTATTCCTACGCGAGAATCTTTAGAAGAACTTGGCTTTACGGCCAAAAATATTGAAGCGGTAGAAAAACAAATACAAGCCATTAACAATGCGCGGGCACTGTCGTATGCTAAAAACGAAGTTTTTGACAGAGCTTTTGGTGGAACACTTCTTGCGAAGGATGCCAGCGGCGCAAAGCGCGTGGACCCTTTAGAGCTTGCTCGTAAATTTATTGTTACGTCGGGTTCGATGACCGCACAAAACTTTAAACAACTGGATACAGCGATGGACGTTGCCATTAAAAACGTGACGCCCGCGCAAGCTAACGAGTTACGCGCTTTAAAGAAATACGAATTGGGTGGGGCAAAAGAAATCATTTTGCGTGACGTGTTTGCTAATCGAGAAGGAATCATTCGGTCTAAAGGCAAACAACGCGGCGAAATAAACCTAAATGCGTTAGATCAGGTCCTTAATAAATACCAAAAAGTTTTAGAACTGCCGGGGATGAAAGCAATAGAAGAAGATTTAAAAAACGCTTCTACTTTGCAAGCCCAGTTAGATAAATACCGCGACGACATTGTAGGTTCCGGTTTTAAACTCAAAAAAGATAAGCGTGGTGTGGGCGTACAACGTGCCACGGGACCGGCTAGAGATTTTGCAGGAATTTACAACGGACCGCAGAAAGCAGACATTGATGCTTTTCGTATGTTTTTAGACGTGCCCGAAAGACCTGTAGAAGCTATGCTTGCAATTTTAGATGGAAGTAAACGCACTAATGCGCCTGAAGCAAGTTTAAGGGGTTTGGCAAAAATAGCCAAGAGAGCCGACAGCGGAGAGTTTGGAACAGCCGCCGGTAACTCCGTGCGCGGTTTTAAAGAGGTTGTTCTTAATGCAGCGATTGAAAAATCACGCAACCCCAACACTGGAATTATAGACTTTGCCGCGTTCGGCAATTTTTTAACCGCACCGCTTAATCGCAATCAGAAAAATCCTAAAACTATTTTAGACGTATTAGTTGAAGAAAATGTAATAGATGATCAGTTTCGTAACGGTTTAGTTACCATTACGGATATAGGAGAACGGATTAACAAAAGTCTTATGCGCGGACAAACTCTTGAGGGTGACCAAGCATTTGTTCAAGAAATCTTGGATAACAACATGTTTGTTTCAGCCGGTGCAAGAGCAATGGGCGCTGGCACGTTTAGTAGTTTTATACGAAGTATTCAAGAAAAGATTGGATTGAGGGGGTCGTCAGGGTCGCTTGTTTCAGCAAAATTAGGTTCTGAATTAGCAAGTAGATATTTAGAAAAGTTACCTAGCGAAGCTGCTTTGGCGTTGATGATCGAAACTGCTCAAGATCCAAAAGTCGCCGCTCAAATGATGCGAAAAATACGCAACCCCAAAGACGTGCGTGATTTTCATCTTGCGCTACAACCTCAATTAGAAACTATTTTGGGTTCGACTACTTATCAAAACATTGCTGAATATTTACAGTCTCCTGAATTTGAAATGGAAGAAACCGAAACAATCGAAGAAGTGCCTGTAGCGGCCGCACCACGGCCCGCGCCACAATCTAGCGAACCTTTGGTTCAACCGGCGGTTGCGCCTATGCCTATGGCTCCCACTCCACCTCCCCCGGCTCAAGGACAACAAGCGGCTTCCCCTACCACTCGTTCTCAGTACGCGGCCATGTTCCCTTACGACACTGCCAGTGAAGTCATTAAAGGCCGGGAAGGCATTGCCTCGTTAATGTCGTGAACGAAATAAAAATAAAAATTAGTGGCGACGAAGCGTTAGCCTTCATTGACCGTCTGTCTCAGATAGAAGCAGACTTAGAAGAGTGTGTGGAGTTTATTCGTGAACTCAAAAAAACTCAGACAAGCCAACCCCGGAAGTCTTCGCCCAAAACGGTCTGAGCCAGATTTATTTTACTCCGTAACGCTTCCAAAATTCTTTCGTCAATCGTATCGGGACTAACTAAGTCTATGTAAGTAACCGACTTTTCCTGACCAATACGGTGTGCCCTGTCCTCTGACTGCAATCGAGACTCTAAATCGTAACTGTTGTTGTAGTAAATCACCGTGTTAGCAGCAGTCAAAGTGATGCCGTATCCGCCTGTTTTAGGATGACCCACAAAAAAACGTAAGGGAGAGTCAATTTTTTGGAACTCAACGACAATATTCTGACGGTCTTCCTGTGCCGTAGGACCATGATAAGTAGCGACGCTGTCTTCTCCATAGACCCCGGCCAACGCTTCCCGGATAGCGTAGATGTCATGAGTGTAAGTCGCCCATATTAGGGCCTTTCCAGAGGTTTCCTCGATAATTTCCATCAGTTGAGAAAGCCTGTTGTTCTTTAAAGTCTGGATCGGAGCATCTTCGTCCGGCTTGATAAAACCACAGGTAATTTGTTGAAGTCGCATGATTTGCGTCAAAATACTGGCGGTAGTCACCATCTCTCCGTTGTCCAACTGTACCAACGCAAAGCTTTTCATTTGATTGTAAGCTTTAGCCTGTTCGTCCGTTAAAGGCACATTACGTCGCGTGTAAATTTTATCGGGTAGATCAAGACAGTCTTCTTTTAAAATGCGGCAAGTAAACTTATCAAGCTTGTCCCCAAGTTCGTCTAATCGTCTGTACCCCATAAGATGCGGGTAATGACCTCCCCCGGGTCTAGGCCGTCTTTGCATCACTGCGTATCGCGCTTGGAAAGCAAAAAAATTATCGTAGCCCAAAGCTTTGTTAGCTAAAAAATCGCATTGACTAAACAGGTCCAAAGGACTCTTGGTAATCGGGCTGCCTGTCAACACTCGGCGGTATTTGGCGGCACGGCCACAAGCCACAATAGCTTTGGTGCGTTGACTCTTGCGGTTTTTAATCGTCGTAGACTCGTCCACAATCATCATGTTGTTAGGGTTTAGCTCCAGAAAACGCAGCGCGGTGCTTTGTCCTTTTTGTGTGGACATAGCTTCCACGTTCATTACCAAAAAAACTAACTGCTTCTTCTCTCTGTTTTTAGGCACAGCAACGGCAGAAATCTCGGCTTTAAACTTTTCCGTCCAGTTTGGTTGCCAACGGACCACGGTCCTTTCTATGCGATCGGGCAAATGTCTAGGGATCTCTTGTTGAATCCAGTTGTCAAAGACTCCTTTAGGGGCAACGATTAAGACAGTGTCTATCTTGTCTTGTTCGTAAAGCGCACCTATGGAATCAATGGCAACCTTGGATTTACCCGTTCCCATTTCCATAGCTAGAAAATAGAAGTTCTTGGTCCACGAGTCTTCCCATGCTGTTTTTTGATGGTCATATGGTTCAGTTTTAAAGTTGTACATTATTTTAATTACCCTCTTGACATAAAAGATTATATGAGAGAATATGGGGAAGTCAAGGGTAAAAACTACCCTTTAATCACGAAGAGGAAAATATATGAATGATTTGTTAGAAGAAATGGAAGCGGATATGGAAGCCGCGTCTCAATTCAACAATGTTACCACGGACGGTTTGAAGACAGTTAGTAGTCTCGCCCAAGAAGTCTCAAATTGGGAGGGGAAGGTTGCTGAACTAGATGAACAACTTAAAACCGCGAAAGCAAAATTACTTGAACTTACCGATCGTGATCTCCCCGATATGATGGCGGAGGTTGGCATCACTACTTTTACATTAGCCGACGGTAGTAAGCTTGAGGTCAAACAAACGTATGGAGCTAGGATTCCGGTTGCACACCGGGATGCGGCTTTTGCGTGGTTGAAAGAGAAAGGACACGACGACATCATCAAGAATTTAGTGTCGGTGCCTTTTGGACGAGGTGAAGATTCATCAGCGACTGATTTTATGGAGCTTGCTCAGAAGAACGGGTATATCCCCGATCAGAAAAAAGAGGTCCATCCGCAAACTTTGAAAGCGTTTGTGAAGGAACAGTTAGAAAAAGGACAAGAAGTCCCGATGGATTTATTTGGGGTTTTTACGGGTCAACGAGCATCAATTAAAAGGGGTTCAAAATGAGCAACAAAAAAGCGGTAACAGAAAAAGAAACAGAGGAAGCCTCAACGGCATTAGCCAACGTGGCTATGTTTGAGGAAGACGCGGGTGAAGGCGTTGCAATGGGCAGGGAAGACATACAGCTTCCGAGACTTAAAATCTTGCAAGGTAATAAAGTGGGTGAAGGTCAACAAAGTATGCCCGGAATTGCGGATGGGGATTTTTATAATGACGCGACCTTGGACTTTTTCAAAGGTTCGGATGGCATCAAGGTTATCCCTTGTGTTTATCAACGTCGTTTTTTACGTTGGCCCGCAGTACGTGGCACATCCCCTCCGATAGCGGAGTATTTGCCAGAAGGCCCGATGCCCACTACGGTAAGGGACGTTCAAAACAAGGACATTATTACTCAGGAGATTGATGGTAGTCCGTGTAACAACGGCGAATACTTAGAAGAAACCCATAATCACTACGTGTTATTGCTTCTTGAGAACGGCATGACGCAAATGGCCTGTCATAGTATGAAGAAAACCGGGTTGAAGCCGTCTCGGGCGTGGAATTCACTTGTCGGCAGTCGTGTGGCAGAAGGCAAGAATGGCCCGTTTACTCCCGCAAGGTACAGCCACGTTTATAAGTTGGAGACTTTTGCACGGGAGAAAGATGGTAATCGATGGGCGCAAGTTAATGTGACGCTTGATTCTTCTTTGATAGAAGAAAACCGGGTAGACCTTTATAAAAAGGCTAAAGATTTTGCCAACGCAGTAACGGCGGGTGAGATTGCGGTTAAACATGAAGGTGAAGAAGAGATACCTGCTTCTGTTAACGATAGCGACATACCGTTCTAGCGATGAAAGACGCAGAGATTTTTTCTAAAATCTTTGACGGCTTGAAGACAGCATTTGGCACTTACCGGATAGATCGTAAGTCTCAAAACGGTAAATCCGTAGGCAAAGCTCAAGTTGTTAAAGCGCCTCGCAACCTAGATAACTGGGAAGGGCATCTCTCTGGAAAGGGAGATGCTATGGGGATTATTCCTATAAACGAGGATAACTCTTGCGTGTGGGGATGTATTGACATCGATACTTACCCACTGGATCATAAAGAACTAATAATAAAAATAAGAAAGCTCGACCTGCCACTTGTTGTTTGTCGGAGCAAGAGTGGTGGGGCACACTGTTTCCTGTTTACCACAGATTGGATCAGTGCAGAGCAGATGCAGGAAACCCTGCAACATATCGCAGCCTCGCTAGGTTACGGAGGCTGTGAAATTTTTCCCAAACAGGTGAGACTGTTCCTCGATAGGGGCGACGTGGGAAATTTTCTTAACATGCCATATTATGATGCCGAAGACGGTTTACGGTACGGCATTAAAGACGACGGGCAATCAGCCTCGCTTCACGAATTCTTTGATATGCACAAGACCTATGCTCAGACTCCAGAGCAAGTAGGCAGTTTAACCATCGAACCCGAAACAACGACTCCCGTAAAAGACGGCCCTCCGTGCTTACAGATACTGGCACGAGAAAAAATATCAGAAGGCGGCCGTAACAACGGTTTGTTTAACCTAGGTGTGTACTTGCGTAAGGCATATCCCGATTCTTGGGAGAGCGAGTTTTTAAATTACAACGCGCAATATCTTGATCCGCCGTTAGGCTTGGATGAAGTTAACATCGTGGCTAAACAATTACAGAAGAAGGACTACGCTTACAAGTGTAAGGACACTCCGATCTGCAATCACTGCAATGTGGAATTGTGTAAAACACGCAAGTACGGAATAGAAGCCGCTACCTCTGGCGTGGTGATAGCCAACCTTAGAAAATACAACAGCACCCCTCCGGTTTGGTTTGTGGATGTCGGATCACGGCCCTTGGAACTTGAGACGGATGCGCTAATGAATCAAAAAGCCTTTCAACGATCCTGTGTAGAGCAGCTTGATTTTATGCCACGCACGATGAAAATGGATCAATGGGAAGGACGCATTAACACTTTGTTGCAAGAGATGTCTGAGCATGATGGTTCGATCATAGAGGTGTCTCAAGACGCCAGTATTGAAGGGCAGTTTTATGATTTCTTAGAAGAGTTCTGTACGTTGATGCAACAAGCTCAAGCTAAAGAGGAGCTTTTACTGCGCCGTCCTTGGACGGATGAAGAAGAAAACAGAACTTATTTCCGTTTAAAAGACTTTGAAGCGTTTTTAAAGAAGTCGCGCTTTTTTGAGTATAAGTCTCATCGAATAGCTCAACGGTTGCGCGATATAAATGGCGAAGCTACCTCTATGAAGATCAAAGGAAAAACTATTCGCGTTTGGGCAATACCGTCTTACGACTTATCTAATGTAGTTATAAGTGTCCCGGACATGGGCCAAAACGAAGAGGCGCCTTTCTAATGACACAACAGGAAAAGGCTAGGGTTAAATTAGAAGCCGACGTTGCTAAGTTTTTGGAAAGTGGCGGCACAATAAAAAAAATACCTAAAGGTGTTTCTAACGATAAAGGCACTGGCTTTCGTGGGCAGAAGAATACTTCGCGGAGTATTAACCCCGATGTTTAGAATCTTTGGTCCTCCCGGGACAGGCAAGACTACTCGATTGCTTGATATGGTGGACGGTGCGCTAGGTAAAGGGATTCCTCCTAATCGCATAGCGTTTCTAGCGTTTACTCGAAAAGCAGCAACCGAAGCTAAAGAGCGGGCAGCCGAACGCTTTGGTTTAAGCTTTGACGATCTTCCTTTTTTTAGAACCTTGCACAGTTTTGCTTATCGATCTCTCGCCATACAAAAGCAAGACCTGATGCAGCGGGATCATTTTGATGACCTGTCTGAAAAAATCGGCATAGAGCTAAACGTCACTAACAACTTAAACATTGAAGACGGCCCTGCGGCCACGATGGAACACCCTGTTCTTGGTTTGATTAATCTATCCCGGTTGAAAAAGACCAACCTTAAATCAGAATACAACGCTAGTTTATTAGAGCTTCCTTGGATAGAAGTGGACTTTATTGATCGTTCTTATTCGGAATACAAGCAGACGCATCGTTTGCTTGATTACACCGATATGCTTTCGATGTTTGCCGAAGAAGCTCCGCGCATTTGCCCTGAGTTTGATTTTTGTTTTTTGGACGAAGCGCAAGATTTATCGCCACTACAGTGGGACATTGCTCATATTCTCGACCGTAAGGCCAAGAAGATGTATGTAGCGGGCGACGATGACCAAGCTATTTACCGATGGAGTGGTGCAGACGTAGAGTATTTCCAAAGTTTGGATAGCGGGTCCGAAGTGCTTGAGCAGTCTTATCGTATTCCTAGACAGGTTCATGCCGTCGCGCAGAAGATTGTTTCTCGCATACATCGACGTTTCCCTAAAGTTTACCGACCTAAACCGGAAGAAGGCACAGTACGACGGTTAGCTTCTATTCAAGAACTGGATATGAGTGACGGCACGTGGTTAATCATGGCACAAGCCAACTACATGCTTTCCCCGTTAGCTAATGAACTGAAGAGCCTTGGTTTTTTGTTTGAACGAAACGGCTCCCGCAGCGTTAGCGAAAAGATGTCTACTGCTATCAATGGTTGGGAGCAGCTACGCAAAGGTAATCACGTTTCACTGCCCACGGTTCAAGCGATTTACTATTACATGTCGGGCAACGGCGGACAAATTGCTCGGGGACATAAAAAAATAACAGGCGAGGCCGATGATATTTTTTCAATGGAGAAGCTACAACTGGAACACGGTTTGTTGGCTACGACTTCGATGATTTGGCACGAGGCTTTGGACAAGCTCCCGGCGGTAGACAGAGCGTACATTACCGCTTTGCTGCGACGTGGAGAGAAGTTTAATTCTAAGCCCCGTATACGTTTGTCAACGATCCATCAAACAAAGGGCGGGGAAGCCGAGTCTGTAGTGGTGTTTTTAGATTTAACGGCTGCTGCTTTAAAAGGTTCCCCGGATGATTTACACCGGGTTTTTTACGTGGCAGTTACACGTACCAAACAAGACTTGTATCTTGTGGACCCCGACGATTACACAAGAGCCTATGAAATATGAGTGATGATCTCAGCACAAACACGTGTCCCAAGTGCCAAGCGACAAGCGAAGAAGTTTTGAACATGGAAACACGCAAGCGTGTGGGGTGGTATTGCCTCAAGTGTCATTATTTTGAAAAAGCCATTTTACGAGAAACAGTAATCCACGAAATAAAAAAGGTGCGGATATGAAAACCAAATTGCAAATGGCGATGTTTCCGCCGAAGTCTGATTGGCTTCCTCCAGAGCATCCCTTCCCTGAGATCTTTGACGCGCCTGAGATAGCTATCGATGTCGAAACACGGGACCCGGACCTTAAACACCGGGGACCGGGGTGGCCTACAAAAAACGGAGAAGTAGTGGGATACGGAATAGCCGTTCCGGGATGGAAGGGTTATTTTCCAGTGGGGCATCAAGGCGGCGGCAACATGGACGCGAGACAGATTGGCAAATACTTAAAGAAGGTGTTTGATTCTCCCGGCGACAAGATTATGCACAACGCTCAGTACGATTTAGGTTGGATAAGAGCGATGGGCTTTGAGGTTAAAGGTCGCATTATCGACACGATGATGACAGCGGCCTTGATCGATGAGAACCGCTTTTCTTATTCGCTTAACGCACTGTGCTATGACTATCTGGGGAAAACCAAGTCAGAGAAGACGTTGGTGGAAGCCGCCCGGGAGTTTGGCGTGGACCCAAAAGGTGAGATGTACAAGCTACCCGCTATGTACGTTGGGCCTTACGGGGAAGTCGATGCCGAGATCACGCTTGAGTTATGGAGCCATTTTAAGACGGTACTCAATACCGAAGATTTGTGGGACGTGTGGAAGCTTGAAACCGCACTGCTGCCGCATCTGGTGAGCATGACTGAGCGCGGGATACGGGTAGACGTAGATCAGGCCGAACGCACTAAACAGGAACTGTTAAAACGGGAGAAGGCCACGTATGCCAAGATTAACAAATTGGCGGGCATGTCTGTGGAAGTTTGGGCAGCCGCATCCATTGCCAAGGCTTTCGATAAAGCGGGGCTAAGTTATCCTTCTACGGAAAAAGGATCGCCCAGTTTCACCAAACTATTTTTGTCGGAGCATCCGCATGAACTCGCAAAGCTTATCGTACAGGCCCGGAATCTGAATAAGATCCAAGGCACTTTTATAGATAGCATCTTGCGGTATGTCGGCAAGAGCGGAAGAATCCACAGTCATATTAATCAAGTCCGCTCGGATGATGGGGGAACCATCTCGGGAAGAATCTCCGTCAACAACCCCAACCTCCAACAAATCCCGGCCCGCGATCCAGAACTGGGTCCGATGATACGCCGTCTGTTTCTCCCGGAAGAGGGAGAGCAATGGGCGGCCATAGATTATTCTCAGCAAGAGCCACGCATACTAACTTCATACGCTAAACGCTTTGGCATTTGGCGCAAAACGGCAATGGGCGGCGTGTCTGAATTTATTAAAGAGTATCAAGAGAACCCGGATGCAGATTTTCATAGCATGGTAGCGGAGCTATCAGGACTGCCTCGCAAAACGGCAAAGACCATCAACCTTGCGCTTATGTACGGCATGGGTGTTAACAAGCTCAGTCAGCAACTGGATATCCCGTTAGATGAGGCCAAGGATCTGACCGATCAGTACCATGAAAAAGTACCGTTTGTAAAACAATTGACCCAAGGCGTACAACGCTATCTTGACGATCCACGGTCTGGGGGCTGCATCCGCTCTCTGAGAGGGCGTAAGTGCCGTTTTAACCTGTATGAACCTGATACGTTCGGGATGACTAAAGCTTTGCCCTACGACGAGGCTGTGAACGCCTACGGCCCTACAACAAAACTGAGAAGGGCTTACACATGGAAAAGTCTAAATCGTTTAATACAGGCCAGTGCGGCGGACATGACCAAACAAGCAATGGTTGACGTGTGCGAAGCGGGGAAAATTCCGTTGCTACAGGTCCACGACGAGTTGGCTTTCTCGGTAAAAGATGCCGACGAAGCTCGGGGCTTGGCAAAGATGATGGAAGAGGCCGTACCTTTAGAGGTTCCTAATCGGTGTGATATCGACCTTGGACCTAACTGGGGCGATGCTAAAGAAATAAAATGATGATATAATCTTATACAATCTTAGATAGGAGAGAGCAATGGATACCAAGAAATGGAAGTCGGTCTTAGTACCCACAGACATATATGAAGAGATTGTGGTTATTTCGCACGTCGAAGGACGCACGATCAGCGGACAGTTACGCATTATTTTTGATGCATGGAAGCGCGAGAATTTAACAGAACAAGATCAGAAATTTCTAAAAGCCGAGATGCGCGAGAAGAAGTTGCAAGAAGAACGGCTTGATGACAAGGCGTTGGGATCTAACTAGGTTAGCTGTAGTCCTTGGGTGACTCTGGATAGACCACGTCCCACGCCCATATCATTTTACTCAGGCACGTCAAGCACACCACCGCTTCGACCGTCATGCCCTCTTCTTTAACGACTAAATCTAAATTAGCGTCCATCTGAAAAGGTTTATCGCATTTCGTGCAATGATGCGTTGTCTTTAGTGGGTTCGGTTCTTCGGCCTCGAAAGAGCCAATCCCGAACGGTATCGATAGGTACGTCATATGTTTCACTTAACCACGCCACTTTCCGTTTCTGTTCAAATCGTTGGTGCCGAATTTCGGCCACTAGTGCGTCCGGCCATTTGCTCGGTCTGCCCATGATTCCCTTTCCTAGTTAAATTATCAAGCTTATAGCTTATCATATTTTTATGTGATAATCAAGTACCCCTAAGTTGTTGATTTTAAAGGTAAAATAAAAAGCTTGCGTTTACACATGATTTATGGGATAATGGTTTTAGCTGAATAAACCATTCAGCGTTTCGATAGCTGTTTCTTTTTGGAAGCAGTTAAGTTTTTTAACAATTAGAGAAAAGGTAGAACTCTATGAAATTATTTTCATTAAACCGTCCTGCGCGTTCAAACCGATACTGCGGCCCTGCCGTGTTATCGTTTTTGACCGGGCAAGACACAAGCGAGTGTGCTTCGTGGTTTCGACGTTTTAGTAACCATCGAGGCGCGGTACGCGGGGCTAACGACCGCAATCTGCGATTGGTGTTAACCAAGCTCGGGATCGATTACGTTCCTCTTCACGTTTACCCTAGAGGCAAAGGGCCGACGTTGGCTCGATGGCTTCGGGAAAACAAAGAGAAAAGAACCCCGGGCCGCGTTTACTTAATTATCGCGGGCAATCATTACCAGTTAGTTACTGGCCGACGTTACGCTTGCGGACGCATTGGCGCGATTGTCTCGATCAAAGATAAGGGTGTTAAACGTCGAGCAAGAGTTACTTATGTGTGGGAACTGGTGATCCGGGACAAACTTACTATCCCAGAACCCCAGTACAAAAAACCCACTTACAGTAAAGAACGGGCTAAAGCCTATCGATTGTTAAAAAAGTACGGGGAGGCCCACGATCTAACGTGTGAGGACGATCGGTTGGATGGTTGGACCCGATATGTAGGCTGTCCTGATTGGGTTCATAAAGACCCTACTGATTGCCATTATGGGATTGATTGGGAAGAAGTGCTTGGGCTTTTGGAAATGTACATCGCTGAGATTGGCACAGCCAACGATATGCGTACACACCCGGACCCCGAAAAAAGTCTTTTGACTCAAGTTAGATACTAGGAGCTACACCGCACAGGGACGTGCCTTTTAAAAAGCTTGCGTTTACACATAAGGTATGAGACTCTCATAAAACAAGAGGAGAACAACTATGAACTGGGACAGACCTAACCACAGTGGGCAGCTTCACATTTTGCGGAACATGATAAACATGTTTGAGGCGCACACTGAAAGAGAAGAAGACTTTACCGACAATGACAAGCAGTTCCTTTATGCCGTATCCCGATGGTTTGAAACCCGGCCAACGCGGTGCTACGGCTATGATTCAGCAACCAAGTGTGGTCGCCCCACTGTCCCGGATCAAAAAGGCCATCGCCGCATCGGTAGCGTGTGCTTTGAGTGCCGCCAGAAAGCTTGGGAAAAATCAGCGCCGCCGCTTTCTAAGAGAGAACAACGGAGCATGGACAGCATCGAAGCGGTTTTTAAAGAATGGCGGGTAGCGATACTTCCGACGAACGAAGAACAGCGGGCTTTCCAAAAAAAGGTAAGCCTTTTCCTTACCAAGATTAAAGGCAACGATCTTATGTACTTTTATTACGAACAACTGGCCAAGAAATACCATCCGCCAGTAAACGATTCATTAACCACAGAAGAGGCAACACTATGACAAAAGTAATATTCGACATGCCGAAAGGCAAAAAAACCGTAAAACTAACCGACGTTAAGTCGCAACAGGATCTTAAAGACCTGTTGTCCGATGTAATCGTTAAGAAACAGGAGAAAAGGAATGAACCTAGCCGAACTTCCTGAGAGCTTAATTACTCTTCACAACCTTGCGCCGGAAAACGCGCAAGCGCCTATCAGAGAGTTTATCGCTAACGATGACCGCATGAAAATTTGTATGCTGTTAATTCAGCACGTCAGCGTAGAACACAACACAAGTGCTTTACTTGACGATTTGGTCAAATTAATTGACGCCGCAAGGCGGGAGGGGTACTCTATCCCCGAAGAGTAAGTTAACTACCTTTTCTCGCTCTTTGTTATTCGTTTTTAACTCCTTGTAAAACAGAAGCCCCGGATTGAGGTATACTTGATCCGGGGTTTTTTATTTTAGGAGATAAACGATGCAACACGATACCGCGCTACTGACCAAAGCCGCACACCTCGCGGACCAAGCTTACGATGCCGATATCCCCGGCGCCAAGAAATTTGAAAACAAGAAAACCGATACTACCTGTTTCGTGCTAAAAACCACCGAAGTCGATTACGTGGTCTGGCGCGGCACAGAATCAAAACGCGATTGGCTCTACAATATTTTATTCATACCCCGCCCTATACGCGGCGCATGGATACACATGGGTTTCTATCGACATCAACAGGGCGTGTGGAAAGATGTCCGCAAAGAGTTGAACCCGGCTAAAAAGACCGTCCAAATCGGGCATTCGCTCGGGGGTGCTTGCTCCGAAATCGCCTGTCATCTTTCCCGGGAATTTAAAAATCTGCACCTCGTTGCGCTAGGCAAGCCCAACACCTTTTCTCGCTTTAAGAAATGCCGCATGGACCATCTGCAATCACAATACTCCGTGGTCCACGGTTCCGATATCGTCGCCCGAATCCCCCGGATCGGGTATCGACCGTCAACAGGTGACAACCTCCGGCAACTGTGGTTTGCCAATAACGGTCAAGACTTCGTCAATCCCGATGCTCAAATAAAACAGGAAGATTGGAAAGCCAAGGACTCGGTCACCGATCATATGATGAGCGGATACGTCACCAGAATCGCTGAATTTTGCAAAAAATGCGCGACTCCCGAACCCACTTTGCTCAAACGTCCGGTTATGCCGAAAAAGAAGAAACGTAAAAAGGGCTAACTATATAGTGTCGTGGGGAAATAAATAAAAAAAAATAAAAAAAAATCATAAAAAGGGCGTAACTGGTGTAGTTTGTGTAACTATCGGTCTGGGGACCACGGCCCACGGTGCTTTTGGAGGTTACGGGAGGTTAGCGAAAAGGTTACACAAGTTACATAAACTCAAAACAAGATCCTTAATCGAAGAATCCCGTTATAGGGGTTTTGAAAAGTTTTTTTTATTTTTTTTATATTTCTGTATGACTCTATAGAGATGGTGCTTTATACTCTTCTGACATGAATAACCGATATCTTATACCGGCTTCCGATCGCAATGCCAAAAGAGGCCGGCCTCCCCGGACGTTAGAAGAACGCGAAAATCAAAAGCTCACGAAAAGGCAGGAACTTTTTGTCAAAGAGTGGGTATCAACCGATGGTCAATCGACTAAACGAGACTGCGCCATTGCCGCAGGGTATCCGCCGAAATCGGCACACGCCCGGGCTAACGATCTGACCAACCCCAAGCGAAGTCCCCACGTTTGTAAAGCTATCAGAAAATATAAAGCGGAACTGGATAAAAAATATTCGGTTAGCTATGGCAGACACGTTAAAGATTTGCAAAGAATCCGCGACGAAGCTTTAGACAATGGTGCCTATTCTGCGGCGGTCGCGGCGGAAAAAGCCAGAGGCCAAGCGGAAGGATCTATTTATATCAACAAAAGCGAAATCCGGCATGGCTCGATCGATCAAATGGATCGGGCGGAAGTGATGAAAGCTTTAAATGAAATAAAGGCTAGTTATGAGCCAGTTGCTACCTTGGAGCGAGTCGATAGCGAAAACGAAACTTCTGAAACGCAAGAGCGAATCGAGCTTTTGGAAGCAACTAAAGAGAGCGATAAAAAAGCATCGGCCGCAATGGCATCCAATTAGGCTAGAAAGTACGGCTTCGCTCGGCATCCCGGATGTTTTGATCGCGGCGGAAGGCCAGTTCGGCATGTGGGAGTTAAAAGTCACCCGCGCCAACGCCGTCCGCATTTCCCCCCATCAAATCGCCTTTGCGGAAAGTCATAAAAACTATTCTGTCTGGTTTCTGGTTTGCGCGGCGACCCCGGGAGGGGAGAGCATTTATGCCTACCACGCCCGCGACGTTATGGAACTGGCTCGGATAGGGTTGAAGCATACCCCGGAATTACAAATTACCCCGCCAGATTGGCTGCCGTTATTGGACTTGATTAATCCCGCATAATCCCATATCTTATACGCTTCCGATAAATTAAAAAGGGAGTTTCACTATGCTAATGTGGTTAGCAAATAAGTATGAACGATCGTTTAAGAAAAAACCGCCGATTAGGCCGTACTCAGCCGATTACTATTTTCGTCAAACGGGGCGCCGAACCGAAATCCGCCGCTGCCGCGACCACGTTCTTTATATGGTCGTGTGGGATATTGAGCCAACGGTCGAGGCGTTATCCAAGGCTTGCCATCTATTCCCCTCGCAACTTAACGCGGAGAAATGAGAATGAAAACTTTAATCCACGTAAATCAACATAATATCCGGGCGAATGCGAAGGGCGCCGATCTGCCCGTCTTAACCGTTAAGGATTACAAACAAAATCGAAAATGTAACGAGGTCATTTTTAAGGGCGAAGCTCGCTTGGTTTACTCTCCCGACAAACCCCTGCCATGCGGAGCGAAGGTCTGGATACAAACCCACGACCCGGTCGAGATTGTGGGGGCTTGCCAGTAAAGGGTATTTTTAGAAATTACTATACATATAAGAATTTGATGTGCATAATATGGGTGTTGCCGTTTGGTAACACCCTTTTTTTTAACTTGGAGTTAATTATGGATATAAATAGATTTAATCAGGTAGATAGTTTTAACGGTTCGCTTGCGGGCCTTTTGTCTCAATTGAGCGCAAATCAAGGTCGGAAGGCGGATATTGTGCAATCCACTGGCAATATGCAACTCCGCACTTCCACCGCCGGGTATCTCCCCCACCATTCCGCCGCCTACAAAGGGGATAAAGAGAATGTATCGGAAATCATCATCGAAGCCGATCGCGGTATGCCTACCCTTACAACCGCACTTAATCCGGTAGCATTTAACCAGTTAGCCCAAAAGGCCGGAATTGCCACGCGAGATGCCCGCCGATTTCAAGATCATTACCCGGCGGAATTCGATAGCTTGGTAAACGCAATTTTTCAGCGCGAGACTAACAATCGTATGATTAGGGCTTATACCAGTGCCGACGATAATTATTTTCTGGGACGTGCTTTTGTTAGCGATGCTTTCAAGACTTATGACAATTATGATCTTTTGGAAGCCGCATTGCCGCCATTGTTAGATAATACTGAGGCCGATTGGCGCACCGTACGTGCGACCGTTACCGACCAAAAAATGTATATTCGTTTGAAATCCGAAAATTTTGTGGGTGAAGGCGCCGCCGTCGGTGATCATATGGCAGCCGGAATAGTGATCTCTAATAGTGAGGTCGGAATGGGTTCTGTCTCTGTCGCGGAATTGGTCTGGACTTTAGTTTGTCTAAATGGAATGCAAACTCAGAATGTGCAACGGTCGGCGCATATTCAGTCCGCACGTGGTGAGGCTTCCTTCGGTTTACTCGCCGACGATACTAAGCAAAAAGACAATGAATTAACCAGTTTGAAAATGCGCGATTATGTCGCGGCGTATTCTAGCCGGGAAAATTTCGATAATACCCTACAAAAGTTTAAAACAGCCGCCGGGGATATCGTCGAAGGCGACGCGCAAACGGCTGTGACTAATCTGGGGACCGTTTTAAATTTAACGAAATCTCAGACTAGCAGTGTACTCGATGGTTTATTGCAGACCGTCGGCCAGTCCGGCTATGCGGGCAACCCCGTATCTCGCGCCACCCTAGTTAACGCTGTAACGGCCGTAGGTAATAACGTCGACGCTGATCAGGTGGACGATTGGCAGAAATTGGGAGGCCGGGTTCTAGATCTGCCCCGCCGGGATTGGGACCGGGTCGCGGCTGCCGCCTAGTTTTTTAATCCTTCCTTTAAACGCATGTGAGGGGCCTTTTGGCCCCTTTTTTGCATGCCTATACTTTACGCATATAAAGCCGATATACTCTTATATTCATTCTATAGAGGAGTATATAAACGTGAAAATTAAACTGTCGACTATGTCGGGTAAACTGGCGGG